GGACGGGTCAGTGTTCCCGGCGGCGGCCAGGTCGAGGAGACGCTGCCAGATCCGCGCCGCATACGGGCGGTCGGACCCGGACCGGGCCGGGTCGGTGATCGGCGCGTCCGGCAGGCCCGCAGCCGCCGGGGGTGCCAGCGCGGCCGCAGGGTCGCGGAGCACGGCGAGGATCGACTCGTAGGTGACCTGGTAGGCGGCGGCGATCTCATGCAGCGACCCGACCGGGTACGTGCCGGGCCGGTAATTGTTCTCGATGTCCGCGACGCGGCGGACGTTGATGCCGCGGTCACGGGCGAACTCGGGCCGGTACTGGTAGCCGAGCTGCACCCGGCGGGCGGTCAGGAGGTCGCCGAGCAGAGCCCACCTGTCGGCGGGTGCCTGTATCGCGACACGCTTCCGGTTCGGGCCTGCCACCACCGCTGTATGTCCCCTTTGTGCCAGGAAATACCTGCCCGTATCTGACTGTCAGTGTTCCCGCACCCCACGTCAAGTCCCCGCATCCTACCACCGATGCGCGCAGGTCACCCGCATACCGTGAGGGTCCAGTGAGGGTCATTTAAGGGCACCTGTGCGTCCCCGCATGCAGATTTTCTTGCCGAAGTCGTTGACATCAGCTCCGGGTAGCTCCATGCTTCTCCACATGCCGAACATCCCGATCTGTCATCCCGACGGCCCGCGGATCCGCCAGCTGATCCGCGCCCGCGGATACACCCAGGCCGGATTCGCCCGCAAAATCGGGCGTCCCACGGCCTCTGCCTCGATGTGGAACATCTGCTCAGGCGCAACGAAGCGGGTCAGCCTCGACCTCATCCGCCAGATCGCGACCGGCCTGCGGGTCAGGCCCGGTGACATCAGCGACTGGACCGGCGACGACGAGGGCTGGGAAGGCCCGGTCACGAGAGTCCCCGCGACGATCCCGGCCTGACACACAAAAAAGGGCCCCCCGCGGCGAACGGGGGGCCATGAGCGGGACAACACCCGCTTCACAGAGTAACAAAACAACCGAAAAGGACAACAACCCGTGACGACTCGACCAACCCCCCTGCCCCGCCGTAAGCCGCCCGTCTTCCCCGGCGACTTCACCGACGGCCTGTCCGTCACCGAAACCCTCGCAGCACTGCCCCCCGGCGTTCCCGTCGCGGTCAAGCAGACCGGCCACGACACCATCCCCCTCGCCGCCTTCCGCGGCCGGGCCCGCTACCAGCCATCCACAGCACCGCAGCCCGCACCCGTACCCGCGGCAGCTCCGGAGCCGGACTGCGCCATGTTCGTCCTCCTCCCCGACGGCACCCCCGGCCTGCTCTGCGGCATCGACCGGCGCCGCACCCACTTCGACCCCGAAACCCGATACGCCCGGCGCCAGTTCGCTGCGCTCCGCGCCTCCGCCCGCGCCGCCGGATGGTGGACCGACGCCTACGGCCGCTGGTGCTGCCCCCGCTGCGCCGCCGACCCGTCCTACACGACGCCCCGGCCGGTCGTCCACTACTCCGAAGGCGCCGCAGACGCCCGCCTGAAAGCCCTCAACGCCGGGCAGGCAGGCGACCGGGCGGTCGAAGCGATGCTGCTCGATATCGAGTACTGGCGGCGGGTCCACAAGGAGAACGTCATCGCCCGCGACGTCAACGGATCCGCGCAGGCCGGCAAGCACCGCCGGACGGTGACCCCATGACCGCCCCCCGGCGCACCTTCGTATCCGCCGCCATCACCCTCCACGGCCTCGACCCAGCCCACATCGCCCTCCAGCACCACGACGTCGGCAACGCCCTGTTCCTCTACCTCGACCCCGACCAGACCGTCAGCATCCGCATCAACCTGAGCCACGACGACGCCGACCTTGACCGGGACCGCGCCGCCCTCCGCGAGCTAGCCGAACTCGCCGCCCAGGCCGAACGGGAGATCGCGCGGATACAGGAAGGCCGCACCCGATGACCGCCCCCGCCGCCGCGAACTGGCAGGAACTCGAGGCACGCTCGACCTGCCGCAGGTGCGCCGCCCACGGCACCCACTACCTCACCTGCCCGACCCTGCAGCTCCCCGCTGCGGCACGTCCCCGGCCCCGCCGCTGGACGCCGGCCTACACCGACGGGCAGATCATCGCATACGCCAGCCGCGCACCCAGCGGCTGGTCACGCGGCCAAGTCGTCAACTACGCCCCCGAACGCGAACAGTACGGCCTCGAACAAGGCGGCCCGCTGGTCTACATCCGGGCCCAGGTCGGCGGCCAGCCGTTCCCCATCCGGGAGGACCAGCTGCGCCCGCTGCGGCCACGCCCGGACAGTCCCGGACAGGCGGCACCCCGATGACCGCCCCGGCACCGCCGACGCTCCGCGAGCTCGTCCTCGCCGCGCTCGGCGAAGCCGTCGTAACCCGCCGCTGGGGCATCGGGGACTGCTGCGACTGCAAGCGAGCCCCCGACGGCCTATGCCCGGACCATCGCCCTGACGACGCCATGGCCGATGCCTACGAGGCCGCGTACCAGATGGTCAGCGGCTTCGGCCGCGACGGATCCATCCTCGCCCTCACCCGCAAAAGGTGGCCCGCATGGCCGCCGCAATAGCCCGCTGGATCCTCACCGCCGACAAGCGGCGACGGGACCGGGCCCTGCGGAAGGCTGCGAGGTGGGCGCCATGACCCCGGTCCTGATCCCCGCCGCAACCGAGGCGGAATGGCTGGAGGCCCGCCGCCACGGGGTGACCGCGTCGGAGATCGCCGTCGTGATGGGCCTGTCACCCTACGATTCGCCGTTCGCGCTGTACCACCGCAAACGCGGCGACCTGCCCCCGATCGAGGACACCGACGCGATGGCCCTCGGCCGGCACATGGAGTCCTTCATCGCCGCCCGGTTCGCCGACCGGCATCCGGAGTTCGCGCTGATGGGCAGCGGCCGGGAGCTGTTCGCCGATCCTGACCGGCCGTGGCAGATGGCCACACCCGACCGGTTCGTGTGCGAGCGCCTGACCGATCCCGGCCGCAAGAGCGCCTACGGCACGCCCGTCGCCGTCCTCGAATGCAAGATCGACGCCGGGTCGGACGGGTGGGGTGAGGACGGCAGCGACGAGATCCCCGTCCACTACCGCTGCCAGGTGCTGTGGCAGTGCCGGGTCATGCAGGTCACGAACTGGTATCTCGCCTGCCTGGACTGGCGGTCCCGGAAGATCCGCATCTATGAGGGCGTCATCGACGGGCAGGCCAGGGACGACCTGACGCTGATGGAGGACGAGGCCGCCGCGTTCCTGTCCTGCATCGCAGCCGGCGTCGAGCCGGATCCTGACTGGCGGCCGGCGACGACCGCCGCGCTGAAGTACCTGCACCCGTCGGTGGAGGACCGCGACGCGGTCGTGGGTGTCCGCACGGCTATCTCCTACCGGGCCGCATGCCGCCGGTACAAGCAGGCTGAGCGCCGCAAAAACGAGATGACCAACCGGCTGCGCGCCGAGATGGGCAGCGGCGCCCGCGCCGTCACCCGGCGCGGCGACGCAGTCGCCACCCGGCAGGTCTACGAGGTGCGCGAGCACACCCGCAAGGCCGCCACCGTCGACAAGCTCATCCCCGTCCACACGAAGGATCAGACATGACCACTCAGACTGTTTCCCAGGCCGTCGCGACCCGCGAGTCCGGGCCCGTCGCCGTGATGTGGGGCCGCCGCAAGCATTTCGCGGCCGTCCTGCCCGCCAGCATCGACGTCGACGCGTTCCTCGGCACCGCCGCCGGCGCCCTCTACGCCGACGAAGACCTGATGAAAGCCGCACGCCAGCATCCGGACTCGCTGGTCGTCACGCTGATGCGCTGCGCCGCGCTCGGGCACATGCCCGGCACCGACGAGTTCTACCTCCACGTCCGCAAAGGCCGGGTGACCGGCACCGAAGGGTACCGGGGGGTCGTCGAGCGGATGTACCGGTCCGGTGCCGTCGCGAAAGTCGTCGTCCGGGAGGTCTGCGCGAACGACCCGTTCCGGTACGTCGAAGGCGTCGACGACAAGCCCGTCCACGAGATCGGCGGCCGCGGCACCAGCGGCGCCGACTTCTTCGGCAAGGACGGCTCCCGCAGCCGCGGCCCGATGGTCGGCGTGTACGCCTACGCCGAGCTGACCACCGGCGCCACCAGCCGCGTCGTGATCATGGACCGCGACGACGTCCTCGCCGCCCGCGAATCCTCCGAAGCGAAAGACTCCAAGTTCAGCCCCTGGAACCGGCTCGACGGCGGGAAAGACCACCCCGAGCTAACCGGCCGGTCCATGTGGTGGAAAACCGCAGCCAAACGCCTCGAGCCCTGGGTGCCGACCTCGGCGGAATACCGCCGGGAACAACTCCGCGCCTCCGCCAGCGCCGCAGCCGCCGGATACCCCGCCCCGCCAGCCGCTGATGCGGCACCGGACCTGGACATCCACGACGCCGAGATCGTCGACGAACCCGTTGCGGCGCGGGCGTCCACCGGGCAGGTCAACATACTCGGCCGGCTCCTGGCCAAGCTCAGCGTCGATGAGGAACACAGGTTGGGCACCCTCGCGCAGCTCACCGGCCGGGATCTGGCCGCCGCCGCCGACCTCACCGAAGACGAAGCCACACACATCCGCGCCACCCTCGACAAGCTCGGCACCGACCACGGCGCGCTCGTCGAGCTGCTCGCCACCGGCACCCTCCCCGGCCAGGACCAGGACGGCGGCGACGGCGATGCCTGACCGGCACTACCCGGACGGCGCCCCCAAAGCGTCCAGCCCGCAGCCCGACAACCGGTCCCGGCTGACCCGCGCCAGCGACATGCTGCCCGGCAAACCCTACGTCTACGGCGGCGAGACAGAAGAACCAGCCGCCGTGATCGCGGCCCGCGCACGCTGGCGGGCCGCCACCGGCGCCGACCCGGACCCCCTCGACACCGACGAGCTAGCCAAGTGAACCCCTGCACCCGCCACCGGATCGCGGTCAGGATCATCCGGACCATCCTGACCGTCACGATCCCCGCGGCCTGGGCGATCGGGCGGATCCGCCGCGTCCTGACCTTCCGCAGGTTCAGTCGGCGACTCGACCGGATGGTGACGCTGGCCGACCTGCAGGACGCCATGGCACGCGCCGAGCACCGTACGGATACCGGGCGGCCTGACAGCCGCCAACCGAACGACTAACCAGGACCGACCGTGAGCGGAGAAC